GGGAAGCCGTCGTCCGGGTTGTACGCGCCGGGGCCTTCGGGGCTGGAGTTTTGAAATACAGGCTGGCCGAGGTTGGCCGGGCGCACGGGCGGCAGGGGCACGTCGCGGGGCGCAGAATAGGGCGCAGGGGCCGGTGCGTTGCGCTGCATGGGCATCGGCGCAGCCTGCGGCTCAGGTGCCGCCGGTGCGCTGCGCATGGCCCGCATGGCCTGATCGGCGCGGACGAAGTCGGCGGCGCTGCTGCTGTCGCCCCAGTTCACCTGACCGTCGGAGATGACGGGCATGCCGTTGGACTGGACCTCGGCGTCGCCGCCGTCAGCGTAGCCGCCACGGGAGAAGCGCATGTCCATGCCGCCCATGATCGCGTGTCCGCCGCGCGGGTCGCGCTGCGCGTTGATGAAGGCGTTGCCGCCGCCGCCGAGGGGTCGGCTCACGCCCGCACCAAAGCCGCGACGCCCGTCCTGCTCGGTCACCGAGCCGGAGACGTTGCTGCCGAGGACTTCGCGGGCGAGGGACAGCATGTGCTGATCGTAGCGGCTGGGCGCTTCCATCGCGTGCATGCGGCGGTAGCCTGCGTTGAAGCCGCCGGGCAGCTCCGTGTTGACGCTGTAGCCGACGCCGGGCGTGGGCATATCGCGGCCAGTTGCCACCGTCGCGCTTCCGGAGACGGGACCGGCCCTGAAGCCGGGCTGGATTGCGACGTTGCGATAATCGCCGCTGACGTCGCGCTCGCCACCGCCACCGACAAACATGCCGGTGTCGGGCTGAAGAGATCTGTAGGACGGGGCAGAGGGCAGGTTGCGGACGTTGAACTCAGGTTCGGGCGTGGCGAGCGACAGGCTGGCGATGAACCTGTTCATTTCGTCTTCGGTCATGCCCCTACTCCGATGTCAGCGGCTGCTCGTTGCTCTCAAGTCGCTGGATCATATCAGGTTGCAGGAAGTTCTGCACCACTGGTATCGCCTGCGGGTTGTCGCCCATCTCCATCGCCAGCTTCACCGCCGCCAGCCGCTCGCGGCTCTCCCGGTCGCGCTTGCGGTTCAGGGCGTCCATCATCCCGTCCTGCTGCTTAATTTGGAGTTCGTTCTGCTTGAGCTGGATCTCATCGGCCTTGAGCTGGTCGAGGAAGGTCGGCTGCCCGGTTCCGAGCCCGCCCGCCTCCTGCTGCGCCTGAGCCATCTTGGCCGCAATCTCCTGCGACTTGACCTCGACCATCGCCGTCTTGGCGTCGGCCTCCTGCTTCTTGATGCCGACCATCGCCTGAGCGTACTGGACTTCCGGCGGGGGCTTCTGCTGGAGGGCCGAGGGCGGCACCATAAATTGCTGCGGGTTGCTCCAGCCCATCGCCTGCATGGCGGCGGTGTCAATGGCGATGGGGTCGTACATCGACGGGTTCTGCGCCTGAAGCTGCTTCAGGCCGACGATCTTCATCATGCGCTGAGACTGCGACGCGGTGTTCGGATCCGCCTGCGGCACCAGCTCGGCGTCGTCCAGCGCCTGAATGAACGTCTGCTGGTCCCACTGGTATGCGGGCTTCTTGTTGCGCTGCCAGAAGCTCTCGGGGTTCTCGCGGAAGCAATCGACGAGGAGCTTGAACTCTTCCGCCTGCGCGGCGTGCATGCGCTTGTGAACGCTGTTCAGCACCTTCGTCGCCTGATCGATCATGGCCAGCGTCGTGCCCACCGGCGCGTCTGCGCGGCCCTCGCCGACCGCCTGCTCCGACGTGCCGCCGAGGCGCATGCCAGTCTCGGCGATGTTGGTCACGAGGTTCATCAGGCCCATGCCCGGCTCCTTGTACGGGAGCGGCATGATGGCCTGATTGATCGGCAGCCCGCCCGTCTTGACGAGAGCGCCGCCGCCGGGCGGGATGCGGAAGATGTTGGTGTTCTGGCGGCCACCGGCGTCGGAGAACAGGAAGCCGGGGAAGTTGGCGAACATGCCAGCGTCGAGCATCTCGCGCCACGCCGCCGTGACTGCGTTCGTGGTGTTGCCGAGGATGTGAAGGAGGCCGATGTCGTAGAAGCCGAAGCCCGGCACGAACGTGTACTTGACGAACGTGGTTCGCGCCTCGGGCAGGTCGTCGGTCTCGTTGTAGTTGCGGACGATGGACAGGATCTCCTTTGAGGAGACGTCGATGGTCACGCGGTAGGGGATCTCGAGGCCGGAGACCTTGCCCTTGTACTTGTGCTCATAGTCCGGGATGTCCAGCTCGCAGTAGCACTCGTAGATCTCGCGGTCGCGGTCCTCGGGCCGGGAGGACGTCTCGGTGACGCCCTGCTGCGCGCGCTCCTCGCGCTGCGCCGGGTCGAGGCTTGCCTGCTGCGCAACCGGCAGGTCGCTGTCCTTGTAGACCCCAAGGATCTGGAGGCGGCGCACGGTCGAGGACCGCATGTAGCTGCGGTGCGTGACGCGCTTGGCGTTGGTCAGGTCGGTCGCGGCGTTGCTGACGATCAGGTCGTCGGCATCGACGGTCTCGCTGACCGGGCGGTTGCGCAGCGGGCAGAAGTAGACCTTCTTGAAGCTGGTGCCGCCGAAGCCGAGCATCAGCAGCATGCGGTCGGTGTCGGGGTAGTACTCCGACGCAGTCGAGGTCAGGTAGTGGTTCAGGTCGCGCTGGAGCGCGTTGGCGCGCTGGTCTTCGGACAGGTCGGCATTGTTGTTGTCGTTGCGGATCTTGATCGGGCCGTCGGTCGGCAGCAGCTCCGAGCGGGCGTTGGCCTGAAAGCGCAGGACGGCTTCGAGCAGCAGCGGGTGGCGGACGCGGCTCATGCCCTCGACCGGCGCACCGTCTGCGGTCCCGCCGACGTTGGGCACCTCAATCTTCAGACCGAGCAACTTGATGCCCTGAGCGCGCGCCTCAATCCAGTCGCGGCGACTTTCGATATCGTCCTCGATGCCGCGCATCAGGTCGTTGGCGATAATACCAAGCTGCGATTGGTCGATGTCATCGACGAGGTTGGCAAACCAACCTCCCTTTTTCTTTTCGGGGCCGGGCGTGATCGGCTTGCCGTCGAGGCTGATCGAGATCGACCCGTCGTCGTGTTCGATGCGCAGGACGTTGCCCGCGTCATCGGTGTCAGCCACGTCAGCGCCCTGCTCGACGATCACCTCGGTGTCATTGGCGGGCGTCGGGATGTTCGGGGCGGGCAGGCCCGGCAGGCGGATGTTGGGGTTGGAAAGGCCGGGCAGCGGCATGGATCATCCCTCAGACAAAAGTGCGGAAATCTCCTCGTCAAACTGACGGAGGCCATCCTGCGCCGCGAGGGTATCAGATTTGGCCTCGACGGTATAGACGCGCACATAGTCGTGCGGCTCCCGGCCCCAGACCTCGACCCGGAACTGGCCGAGGCCGACGGGCGTGGCGGGGCGGATGACGTCAACGATGGCGTTGGCGGGGATCATAGGTGCGTCCTCAGATCGGATAAAGCGGTGCCGGTGCCTTGCCCACGTGGCGGCGTCCGGCGTCAATCTCAGCCATACGCTCAGGCGCGCGCGTCAGCAAGCCCCTGTCGCGCATGAAGCGCAGGGCCATGCTGACGGTGTCCACGAGATCGTCGTGCGTGCCCTTCGGGAAGATCTCGCACTGCCTGATGACGAGGTCGGACCAGTGCCGGTCGGGGGCGTAGACGATGCCCTCGCTGAACAGGTGCTGGACACTGTAGAGCCGGGACAGCTTGTCGATGGCACCGGGGTTGATCAGGTGGACCCCGAAGTCCTCGTTGTTGTACAGGCGGCGCAGCTCCTGACTGACGCTGATGCCCGACGCCTTCGCCTCGACGAGCAGCGTGTCCACCTTGAACTTCGTGCAGGTCTCGATGACTTTGCGCACGAGATCCGGCATCTCCAGCCGCTCCTGCCACGCGGCCATGAGCATGACGCGCGGCACGCTCTCGGGGTTTTGGTCGAGAAGCTGGCTGATGCGGACGCCCTCGTCGAAGCGCGACGCCTCGTCGGCGACGTTCTTGCGCTTGCTGCGGGCGCTCACGAAGTTGTCGGCGCGGTTGTTGATGTCGCCTGAGAAGATGCCCCAGATCGTGAGGGCCGAGTAGTCGTTCTCGGTCTTCGTCGTGTAGGCCGTGTCGAGCGACGCGACGACGTAGTCAATCGGCGGCCAGCCCTCCTCGACCCATGTCTCCCACCAGTCCGGCTTGATGATGCCGCCACCCCTCGGCGTCGGCTCCTGCTGGAACTGACCGGCTGCGGCGTATGGGCCCATGACCTTCTTGTCGCGCTCGACGACGGCGGCGCTGAACCGCTCGGGGAAGAGCAGCTCGCAGTCCTCGGTGCGGGGGTCCTCAAGGCCGAGCAGGGTCGGGGTGGCGCGCGTCGGGTCGTACTCCATCGGCAGCATGATGTGATCGTAGCCGAGCTGCTCGTCGAGGATGACGCCGCTGACGTCGCCCTGATGCAGGCGCTGCATGACCACGACGATGGCCGAGCGGTCGGGGTTGTTCAGGCGGGTCGGGACGGCCTCCTTGAACCACTGGACCGTCGTGTCGCGCATCGCGTCGCTGTTCGCGCCGTCCACGCTGTGCGGGTCGTCGATGACGACGCGGTCGCCACGCGCGCCGGTGATCGAGCCCGACGCCGCCGCTTGGCGGAAGCCGGTGCTCGTGTTCTCGAACTTGGTCTTCTGGTTCTGGTCGCCGGTGAGCTGGACGCGGTCGCCCCACCGCTCCTGATACCACTCGGACGTGACGAGGCGGCGCATGCGAAGCCCGTCGCGAATTGAGAGGTCGAGGCTGTGCGAGGCGCAGACGAAGCGGTGGTGGGGCAGGTTGCGCGGCCCCCACTCCCACGCGGGCCAGAAGACGCCCACGAGGAGCGACTTCATGGTTCCGGGCGGGACGTTGATCAGCAGCCGGTTGTAGAGCGCGCCACTGTCCAGCTCGACGCCGTCCGTGATCGCGGTCAGGTGCTCGCAGAGGAAGTCGATGTGCCACCCGTGGATGTACGGCTGGCCCGGCTCGATGACGTGCCACGCCTGCCGCACGAACATGGCCAGATCCTCCTCGCACTCGGCGCGCGAGATCTCCATCAACTGCCTGTCGATGTCGATGATCTGTCCGTCGAGGTTGAGGATGTGCTGGCTCAATCGTCCTTCTCCAATGCGGCGATGTATGCCCCGACAAGTTCCGGGGCAGGATCGCCCTCGTCGTCATCCCAGACACCAGCCTCCTCGGCGGCGATCTCAGCGGCGATCTCAGCGGTTACCTCGGCCTGAAAGATCTCGTCGGTTTCTTCGGCCTCGAAGTCGTACTCTTCCATGATCGGCCTCATTTCCAAAAACTCCAATCGGTGAAGCGTGTGCTCTGCGGGTCGCGCCACGCATGGGCCAGCTCCTCGCATGCGAGGTACAGCGCGTGGCACACACCGACGACGACGGCGAAGGGGAAGAAGAGCGGGATGGCGAGGACGATGATGGCGCGGATCACGTTGTCGGGCATGGTGTCTCCTTGAGGTTGAGGTGTTGGCCGCCGGGCGGTGTCAATCATTGCCACAATTGTCCTCTTTCACGCCGAGCAGCCTCTTGCGGCGACCCTCCAAGACGCCAGCCACGGTGAGGCCAGCCTCATGCGCGGCGAGGGGCGACGTGAGCGCGAGCCAAAGCTGCTCGTTGTCGGAGCGGAAGATATCGTTGTTTTTCTCCAAATCATGGATCTTCTTCATCGACGAGGATATCTGGTAGGCGGCAGTCTCAATAAGCTCTGCGACAGCCTTGCTCACCTTAGAAACAACGGGCGCAGCGTTGTAGAGGTCATCGACCATCAAAAACGCGCGCTCCTTTTGGCCTTCGAGGTGACGCCATTCGCCCCCATATCCATTAGGCTTGCAAACAAAGCGCGAGCTCGGATAAACGCTCTCAAGCCCCTCATCGACGAACTTCATGCCACGCTGGTGGAGAGCATCGGACATTTCCTTGATGCTCTTCTGGCCAATGTTAGGCGCGCGCAGCGCGGGGATAAGGCCATACGCAGCGAGCGCCTCCAGCGTGAAGATAGTCTCATCGCTCAGAAAGTTCCGGACGCGCGTGGAAAACATGTTGTCTGTGATCGGTGTCATCTCAATCTCCATATGATCACGGCTACATCAGCCGTGTCACGATTTATGGGCGAACTTATTTCTCTGGTCAAGCGGATTTCTCAATCAACTCGCGCGCATCGCACTCTTCGCGATACTTGCGGCCCTTGATGCGGCGCTCGCTGTATTTCAGCGCAGACTTCAAGCCGGTTCCACTGGCGTTAAAGCTGCGCGCGACGGCGGCACGGCTCATCCCGGAAGCAATCATGTCCAACGCCTTTCCGAGGTTTTCTTGTGTCCATATGATAGCGAACGGTCTTGCATAAAATTCCATATCAATCTCCTGCTGCTAGTCGTTTGGCCGCGAACAGCGCTTGCTTGAGTGCGTCGCGCGCGTCAGGCTCTAACTGCCGCGCGTCGATGGTCGTGGCGGCGATCCTGATCGGCCCGCCGTCAGCGCCGGTCAGCTCAGTCCGGCTGCTGTCGCCGTAAATGCGCGGCGCGATCTTCATCGCCCGCCACTGCTTCGTCGCGATCTTGACCTTCTGCGACTGCACGTTCAGCTCGGTCGTCGCGTCGGCGAGCGTCTGGATGTCGTCCACGAGGAAGTCAGCCAGCCCCTCGCGTGCGCGCGCGCACCGTGTAACGAAATCGGGCCGGGCGTCCATCCAACGATACACCGTCGTCCGGCTCGGCATCGCAACGTCTTCGCAGATCTTGACGAGGCTCTCGCCGTTGAGCATGCGCTCGCAGACAGCGTCGGCGAACGCATCGGTGTAGGCAGACGGCCTCCCGACCGAGCGCGGCGGCTCAGTCGGGACGACGGCGGCGGGTGTGGGTTCAGCCTTCTTGCGGGGCGGCATGGGTGTCCTTCTCGATGGCGATTGCGACCGCCTTACACGCCTCGGCGACGCGGCCCTGATTGACGCCATAGATCGCCGCCAGCGTGTGCTGATCGACGCCCTTGACGTGGTAGGCCCACGCGGCGGTCATTTTCTGGTCGGGCGTGAGGCCCTTGGGTGACGCCTTCGCGTCGAAGCCGCGCCTCACTGCTCGGCCCCCTGATCCATCGCCGCGACGACGATGCGCGCGACTTCCTTCTTGAAGGGCGTGTCGGCGAGCATGCCGACCGCGCTCATGTAGGTGTCGATCAGGGCCTGCTCTTCGGTGACTTCGTGGCTCGACCGCTTGCGGATGGCAATCACCTTCTTGATGATTTTCGGGTCGAAGCCGGTGCCCTTGGCCTCGGCGTAGACTTCCTTGACGTCTGCGGCAATGGCGGCCTTCTCAGCCTCCAAGTGCTCGATGCGCTCAATGAGCGCCTTCAACTGGTTATTGGTCATCAGGATCCCTCATGCAAAAGATTGCGCGAGGAGCATCCCTTAATTTCGGGACAGCGTCAAGCGCGAAAGAAAAGCGATCTTTTTTCAGAAATCTTTCGATAGGGGGTTTACAGGCGAATTTAGTTCACCTAAGTTCAAATCACGGTCAAGAGAGACCGACACCTTATGGAGATCGACATGTCCACCATCGTCCGCAACCGCAGCACCGGCAAGTATCACATGGGCCACACCAACACCAATTCAATCTGGTGCAACTACTCTGGTCAGCGCCGCATTCCCTCAATGGCCATTGCCCAGCGTGGCGAAGTCGCAAAAGCGGGCGACATCATGTTCTGCGCCAAATGCTTCAAGAACGGCAGGCCCACAGAGGCCGACATCGCTAAGTGGATTTGCCAGTAACCCTACCGGGGCCCTCCGGGGCCCCTCCACCCTCAACCTTATGGAGATCGACATGTTCAAGGTTTACTACTCCAACCTCTCGGCGGGCCACTCCTTCCTCATCGCGCTCGACACCGAGGACGAGGCCCTCCAGTTCGCTGCCAAGCTCGGCGCGCTCTACCTCGAAGTCGATGAGGCTCACCCCGGCTGCTACGACGGCATCGACAAGCATGGCCGCGTGATCTGCATCGAGCCCATCGACTTCAAGCTCTCCGCCTAATCCTTTAAAGGGGGCTTCGGCCCCCTACCACCCTCAACCGCATGGAGATCGATATGACCCAAGTCAAACTCAAGACCACCACCATCGGGGCCATCATGCGCGCCAAGTCCTTCCTGCGCGGCTTCTCCGAGGTCCAGCGCGGCGTGCCCCTCGACCCCGAGGCATTCCGCAGCAACGCCGCCGACCAGTGGCGCTATGAGCGGGGGCGGCAGTTCGGCTGCCTCTACACCGGCCCCCTGAAGCAGGGCCGCGACCTGATCTACGAGGCCACCTACGCCTACCACCTCGCCTCTCGCTCACGCGCCATCCTCTGACCCTACCGGGGGCGTTGGCCCCCCTCCACCCTCAATCCTATGGAGATCGACATGAACAACAAGCGCGGCCCGCAGCCAGCCAACAGGGCGTTCCACAGGGCCCGGCGTGGCTACATTGTAGCCATCGAGACGCAGACCAGCAGCACCGCCCTGCACGGCGCGACGACGCGCGGCAGCTACTACATGCTCGCGAAGGTGGCCAAGGCGAACCGCGCAGGGATTGTGGTCGAGTACCAGAAGCAGGACAACGCCTACAGCTACATGCTTGACCGTGGCCAGCGCGTCCTGACCCTGCCGGAAGAGTACCAGCCCGCAGCGCATGACCTCTTCAAGTCGGTCAAGGTCAACCACTGGGACGACGTCGAGGGGATCAAGGCCGCGATCAAGGACCGCGTCGAGGCATTGCGCTGACAACGGAAGGGCTGCGGCCCCTCTAAATCTTTTTTCAAAAATGTTCTGGACATGAGTTGACAGGCGAATAAAGTTCACCTAAGTTCAAATCACGGTCGCTGATGACCGCAGCTTATGGAGATCGATATGACCTACAGCATCGAATACCCCTTCGACGAGATCGAAGTCCTCATCAACGGCTACACCTACCTCGCCAGCGGCGTGCTCCCCGTCGAGTACGTCATCCACCCCTCAGACAGCAGCGTCGGCATCAACTACGACTACGCCGAGATTGACGGCTTCGGCCCGATTGAGGCCGAGCTGACGGACGAGAACGACGTGATCACCAAGGTCACCATCGCGCGCCTCACTGACGCGCACACGAAGATTGCCCTGACGCTCGAAAAGTCCGGCTACCTCGAAGAAGCCTGCCTCGACGATTATTACGGGCGCTGATGAAATAAGTTCTTGACCGTGAACTTTCTTCATGCGAGAAAAGTTCACGGTCGCTTGAGACCGCAACTTTATGGAGATCGATATGTCCAACACCATCGCAGCCACCGAAGTCTACCTCGCCGCAAAAGCTCAGGCCGATGCCGCCAACGCCATCCTCGAACAGGCGAAGAAGGACGTCGTCGCCATTGTCGGCGGCTACGGCTTCTTGGCTGGCGAGACCGCCGACCTCGACATCGCCGTCCAGTCCCGCAAGACCATCAACGAAAAGTCCCTGCTGGCCTTGGGCCTGACGCAGGAGCAGATCGATAGCTGCAAGGTCGAGGGCGCGGCTTTCGCCGTCGTCCGCATCAAGGCCAAGAAGGTCGCGAAGGCGGCTTGATCATCCCGGCGGGGCTCCAGCCCCGCCACCCACACCCGAAAGGAAAAGCACATGGAAATGGAAAGCAACCAAACCCTCCTGTATGAGGGCGAGGACCGGGACGGCGATCAGGTGCAAATCGTCGGGCTCAAAAACGGGGACGCACTCCTGCGCGTCAGGAATGCCGAGGAGCGCACCGCCATTGGCGTCTACCTCGACGATGAGATGATCAGCGACATGATCTCGACTTTGATGACGATGAAAGTCGTGCTCAACCTATTGCCGCGCATGAAAGGGGACGATCAGTGAGCCCCTCCGAGTTCGAAGACGTCTGCGCCTCGCTGGGCCTGAATAACAGCGACATCGCCATGATCACCGGCAACACCATGCGGGCCATACAATTTTGGCGCGCGGGCAAGAACCCGGTGCCGCAGGCCGCAGCCATCCTCCTCACCGGGATGGCGACAGGCCACATCGACATGGGCTGGGTGGCAGATCAAGTCGCCAAGCTCCAGCAGCCGGTGGCTCAATTCGCCTGAGCCTTTTAGAAGGCCACTGGCGGGTTTCAGGGGGCGGGGAGTGATCCTCCCCCCATTTTTTTGTTTGGCCGCCCCAGCCCCCTTATTTCCAGTCCTTGCGCTCAATTTCCCACGGGAGGACGTCGTCAATCGGCGAGACGCTGTCCGGGATGGCCCTCATGGGATCCCGATCCGGGCCCCTCACTGCCGTGACCTCGGACCCTGGGAAGAGGGTCTTCGCCCGCATGACGCCGGGGAATGCCTCAATCATCCTGCCGATCTCGGCCAGCGTGTAGACCTCCGCCTTCCGGCCATTGCGCTGGGCCTCGAACAGCGCGGCGTCCTTCCAGTCCCACGCGATCACCGCCACCGTCCCATTGCTGAGTGTGGTCTCCCAGACCTCGGGCGCGGCTTGGTTCCTGCCGTCCTCGGTCGCAGCCTTGTCGAGCGCACGCCACGCCTTGACCATCCGCTGGGCCTCCTGCTTCACGGCCTCCAAGTCGCCGTGCCAGATCGCCTGATTGAGCTTGTAACGCTGCCGGTCGAACTTCTCCCTCAGCTCCTTCGGGACCATGAGCCGCAGCCGGTCGCAGCCCCACTTGCGTTCCATTTCTGAGGCGACGAGGTCCGCCTCGTCGATTTCCTCCTGACCGGCAATGAATGTGCCGGGTGTCTCGTGCCACTTCGGGAAGCTGTTGGGCTTGCCGGTGACCGGCACCCCAAAGGCGTACCCCTGAACCTCGTTCGTCTTCACGCGCTTCGTCGGTTTCGCTGCCTTAGCCATTATCCATCTCCATCATTTTCACGACCCGCAGGCCCTTAATTCGCGTCTTCTTACTCACCATAAACACCTCGATTTCGCGCCCCCTAATCATTGCCTCGGTGAAGAGCTTCGCCCGGTTTGACGTAATGCCAAGGGATTTCATAATTTTCGGAATGATGTACCGTTCCATTTTTCGAGTTTGAGTTTTGTTCGACAAAGGATTTGCCTCGTCCTGCCGCTGCTCGACAAGGCGCAAGATAACCTCACGGGCGCTGTCCGAAACTGGAAAGATGCCGTCCTTCTTGGCGCTGTCGTCTTCCGGAAAAACAGCCTCAATCCCGGCCACGATACACCTGACCCACTCAAACACGTCAGGGTGGTAGGCGGTGAAAATACCCGCGTCGTGGCTCCTCGACGAATGAGCGCCCTTGAAGCCAAGCCGCCACACGTTCTTCCGCGCGGGCCGGTTGAGGTAGACCTTGATGCTCCTCCAGCCGTCCTTCGAGTAGGCCGTACACTCGACAACCTTCCACGGGCCGTGTGACGCAATCTCCACCTCATCGCGATTGACGATGAGCTTCCTCTTGCCGACCCTCTGCATCGTTCCGTTCTGTCCGTGAAGCACCTGACACTCCCACATGGTTAGCGATAGTTAAGTTATTATGCTTTAACTTCAGCAAGTCAATTGCCATTCTCAACACGCGGGCGAGGCCGGAGCGGCAGCGCAGGCCGACCCCGCGCAGACCCGGCTAAAACGTTCCGGTGATTGGCGGGGCTCCGCAGGACGCTCCGCCTCACCCTACCGTTGCCGCCTCTAACATCTGTGCCAGATCATCACTCCGTGGATCGCGGATGCGCCCGGAGCGAAGCGGAGGGCAATTCCGCGAAATCGTCCTATCGTACCTTACGCGCCTGACGGCGTAAGTATCAACGTAAACGTTATACTTGGACATACGCTACATACGCCAATTTTTTGCGGAGGTTGAATTTCGCGAGTTCCGCAGAAGCTCCGCATTGATTTCATTGGACTTTCTTTTTCAACCTCCGCAACCTCCGCAATCTTCGACGGACCCGCCGAAATCAGTCAAAATTGGTGCCTTCATTGATTTCATTGGACTTTCTTTTTCAACCCACGCAACCTTCGCAGACCTTCGCAACCTCTCCGGACGTCCCCCGCAGCCTCAAAAAGCCCCTTTCGGTGGGGTGTATCTCCCACCTCTCGTGCCAATCCTGCTCCCGGTCAAGGACGAAAACGACCTCCTTGGGCACCCACTTCCCGGCCTTCGCACGGGCAATCCAGCGGCGTTTTGATGACTGTGCGCGGCGTGTCAATCGATGCTCCCCGTGACCTTGAGGCCCTGAATTTTGCTGTGCTTGTCGGCCATCTCATAGGAGATGATCCCATTGTTCAGCCACGCATCGATCATGCTCTCCGCGACCCTCTCGGCCACGTCGAACTGCTGCTTGATGATGGCCGGGGCGTAGCGCCCCTGCTTGCGCGTCTGGGGGTAGGAGGACCACGGCTTGCCGCCGTGCCACGCGGTGCCCAGTGCCTGCAGGATCTTCTTGCAGACGTCCCTCGGGGGCCACGTACTGACCTTCTCGGTCACCGCCTCGCAGGGTATGGCGACGAGGCTGCCCTTGCCCGTGAGGTCGTTCAGGACGACCTTCTTCATCTCAAAGGGCTGGTCCCAGCCGTCCACCGCCGACTTGATCTTCTTGGCGTGGATCTGGCCGACGCTCTCGCCCGCCTCACGCTCGATGCCGAGGAGGAAGTCTCCCGCGCCATCAAACACCGTCGAGCCACGCAGGTTACCCGCGCGTGACGTGTGGTGGACGCCGACCACGGTCGAGTGG